CGCTGCTTGTTCAAGGGCTGACCCGGCGATTGATCGTCCCGCGCACGCCACCCTCTCAATAGCCGTGCGCCCCCCCGGACATCCGCGATTCCGGACGCGGGTCACAACCCACCGCCCGGCCATCACCGACTCTATGAACATCTCCTCGGGGGCGTTCCACATGCGGAACGCCCGAAGCCCCGGCGAACAAGGTAGACAAGGAAGCATCGAACCCTCAAGCCGGCGCCGGGTGCGCAGTCCTTGCACGCCCTCCTTGTCGGCAAGACTCCCTTCCCCGCGCCAAACCCTTCCACCGGCGCGCAGCGTTCGCACGCAAAGGCGCGCCAAGCCCACCCCCTTGCCGCTGTTGTGTCACTCACACTCTGCAAATATGACCTATTGACTGCAAACGAACTGCGACTATCGGCGAAGAGCTGAGGCTATCGGAGATGGTGGCGGATTATCGCGGGGCGGTTTGTTGGGTGCGGACCCGGCGCTGCCACCAGCGGTGGATGGTGGACGCGTGAACATGGCGTTCGGGCGGGAACCTTTTGGCGATCAGGTCGGCGATTTCCTGATAGGTGAAGCAATCCAGACGCTCGATGATATAGGCCCTAAGTTCCGGGTCGCTGTCGATCTTCGGGGCAACCCCAGGGCGATGCGCGCGGCGATGCTCTGAAGATGGCAAAGCCGGTGCAAGGCACTGATTGAACGCCGCTTCACCCGTCCGTTTAAGGCACCCTTCAAGGGCCGCGACAGCTCGGTCCACAGCCATTCTTGCCGTCTCGACGGATGCGAGAGCCGAATAGATTTCTTCTTGCGGCGTAAGGGGGGCCATTCGGAACGCTCCGTGAGGGATAGTCTACCCCCGGCCCGACGCTGAACCATCGGGCCGGGGGTCCTGCGGTCCGCCCCTTGAAAAACGGACCGCAGGCAAGCAACGGAAGCGGGGACACCAGCCGCCGCCGTTGGAGAGGTCAGCGCAACTTCTCGGGCGCAAGGCCCAGGATAGCGGCAATTTCGGCTTCCTGCCCGGACAGGACCGGCGAACCGGCTGGCGTCAGAGCTTCGCGCAGGATGGCGCGGTCGAACTGCGATCCGGCCACATGACCGAAGGCAGGCGGGGCCGCGCCGCAAAAGGTGTCGAAGCTGGCAGGGTCCTTTCGGCACAGGTCCAGCGCCCAATCCTTCATGCCCGGCGTGATGAACGCCGATTGCAGCGCGTCCGCCACCTTCCGTTGCGCAGCATCTTCGGCCAGAAGGGCAAGCCCTGTCCGCCGTTCCGCCAGCATGTCCCGGACCGCTTCGGCAGGCACCATCTTGGCCGGGTTCTTCAGGTCGCGGGCAGCGCGGATCAACCCTTCTGCATCCGTATCAGGCGGCAGACCCATTGCATCGGACAGCTTGCGGATCAGCTCGGCCAGGGCGTCTTGCTGATAGCCTTCGTCCACGCCGTCCTGTTCGTCTTCCATGCCTTCAACTGCGCCTTGTTCGGCGGCAAGGGCCGTCAGGCGCAGCGCGGGGGTGTGGACAAGACCGGCGCCCTTCAATGCCTGAATTTCCCGGTTGTGCGAGTCGTAGGTGAAGACAGGCGAGATGTAGCGGTATTCACGCGCCGCCAACAATTCTCGCGCCCTCTTGGTCCATTCGACACGGCCCCAGATACCATCCATCCGGGCGGCCAATTCCTTGATCCAGCCCGCCGCCGGAACCGGGCCATTGCCCTTGCGCTGCTTTGGATCATCGGCCTGATGTTCGTAGTCAATCGGCAGATCGACGCCGTTCATCGACAAGGCAATGACCTGTCGCGGGTTGTGAAGTGTCCAGTTTCGGCCATCGACCGCGCGAACCTCTGGCCCGGCTGGCACCAGGTGAACCCATTCGGCGACGCCATCCTCGCCAAGCAGGGCAACTTCGCTGCAAAACGCTCCCAACATCTGCCTTAACCCTTATGCCAGGAAGGGCGAAACGATCACTTCCGCCGTCCCCGCCCACGGGTTCGTCCCGCCCGTATCGGTCAGGGCCGACGAAACGATGGCGCGCGCCTCTTCCTCAAGCACAGGCGGAACGACCAGGACGTTCGGCATGACGCCAAGGATGCGGCCCCGGTCGCCCCGATAGGTCTGCATCGTCGCCCGTGCGGCCTTGTAGTTTGCGGGCGTCAGGGCAGCCTTGGACCCGAAGGCCAGTTGCCAAAGGCCGAAGCCTGCGTTGACCCGCGCGCGGACACCATAGAGGTATTCATCGTTCATGAAGACGTGCGGATCATCGTGGCGGTTGATGGTCTGAAGGTCGTACTTCTCGCGTTCCTGCCAGATGATCGGCTTGAGGGGGCGGGACGCGTCCAGCAGGAACCAGGCCGGGCCGGTGCCTGCCTGCATGTTCGACACAGACGTAACCGCCCCGGCAGGATCGGGCTGGAAGGGATGGTCGGTGTCGAAGAAGTACTGCCCATCGTAGCAGGTTTCGGTAAAGCCCTGTCCAAGCAGTGAGAAGACCAACTCGTCGGGGTGCTTGCGGGCCAGCAGGCCCATTTCGGCGAACATCTTGCCGAACGCGCCGTATTGGTCATCCGAGAAGTCATCGCGGCTGATCTTGACCGTGCTTTCGAACTTGACGTTCGTGATGCTGAAGCCGTGTGCTTCCAGCGCCTTCAACTGGCGCGGGCCGTCCACCCATTCCCGCATCTGCGGGAACTGGCCCAGCCAGGCATAGGTTGTGTCGCGGCCCTGGGACGGGACCGTCATGGCGATCTTGTCGTAGTTGGCTACGGTCGCCTCGAACTGCTCGGTGTAAAGGGCCTTGAAGCCCTTGAACGCCAGCGCGAGATTTTCACCGTTGATGATCATTTGAAGGTGTCCTTTTCGGGAAGTGCGCCGATGCCGCGCAGCTTTCGCTTGATGTTGCTGATGGTGCGCATGTCGCAGCCGGTCGCCAGGGAAACGGCAGACAGCGATGCGCCGTCGCGCAGAAGGCGAAACGCCGTCCAGGCTACGCGCGCGGACCGGGTGCCGGGACCTTTGGGAATGCGCACACTCCCCGGCCCCAGACGCTCCCAAAGCCAGGCGCGGCCTTGAATGAGCGGGTCCCGTTCCCACGGGAAGTGATGGATTTTGGAAACCGTCAGTTCCAGCCCGCCATAGGCCAGCACCATCGCCTTCATCACCTCTGCGCCGCAGTCATCTTCCATGTCCCAAAGCATATCGGGAATGGCCGCAAAGCCGATCCCGGCAGCTTCGGCGCAAGTTGGGAAGTCAAGCTCGGAGTGCGGGTCGTTCGACATGACCGCATCCTGCGGTCAACCTTGAAGCACTTCGACCTTGAAGACATTCGCGGGGGCGATTTGCGCGATCCGGAGGGGCGGTACTCCCTCGCGGTCCAGGCCGGTGCCCATGGCTCGGATCACCGGACCACGATAGCCAGACTTGCCGCTGAATGCAATGTGGCCCTGTCACCAGCGCCAGAGTTGCCCCGCAGGCTTCCGTTAAACGGGCATTTAATACCCTCGCCGGTTTTTTGTGGGGACCGGGGGCCAAAATGAAGAAGCGGGCCTCTACGGCCCGCTCCTGGTGATTTTCGCCGGTTCGGGTCACGCGGCCTTTTGCGATCCGCGCGCCTTCCACGCCTTCAAGGCCGTGATCACCTTGCGCGCGCCGTCCATCGTGACGAAGCGCAAACTGTCCACCTTGTGATACTTGGCCAGCCAGGCAAGCAGGTGTTCATCGTTGCAGACGGTATCGCGATGGATTTCCCGCCACAGCTCGCGGATCAGCTCCAGTTGTGCGAAGGTCGCAAAGCCAGGGCGGTTGCCATAGCGCGGCGCACCCGACGCCAAAGGCCGAAAGCCGCAGTATTCGGCGAAACCCATGACGGCGCGGAAGCCCTCCGCGTCCAGGTCCTTCGAACTGGTGACGCCCGCAATCCGCACCAGGACCTGACGGTAGGTGTCATCATCCCAACCGAGTTTCGATTTGGCGACGTGCAGGATGGTCTTCTGAGGGGTGCTGATCATTTCACGCCGTCCTTTTCATCAAGGGTCGCCAGTCGTTCCGCTTCTCGCCGGTCGCGCATGGCACGGCGCAGGGCACTTTCGAACTGTTCAATGGGCGGAATTTCCACAACTTCGGCATTTCGAATGGACCGGCAGACAAGCCGCAAGGATGCGGCAACGATGCGCGCATC